ACGAAAACCCTGAGAGAAGGAACGAGAAGTTTATGTTCCTATCAAAGGCTGGCAAGAGGTTTGCCGATAAACTAATGCGGATATAGGGGGTTGTATGAGTGTTAAGTTAAGAGGAAATAAGTGGCAAGCTTATGTCACTAACACAGAAGGGCAGAGATTTCGTAAGTCTTTCTTCACTAACGAAGAAGCAACGTTATGGGAGGCACAAGCAAGGCATAATTTACAAAGGGGAATGATTCCACCTATTCACGTTAACTCCGACACAGGAGTATCTTCTGTCTGGACGCTTGGCAAGTCTTTAGACGAAGCACATGAGACATTGTGGGAGGGCGGTAAAAATGATTACAATATGCTGTGTACCATCAAGCTATTAAATAAATGGTTTGGTTTTAAAACACCTGTTAGTGCCATTGATACGCAGCTTGTTAAAGGCTACGTTACAATGATGAAGAAGCAGGGTAGATCAGGAGGTACAATCAATCGCCACCTATCATGCCTACGTCAGGGATTAGTAATGGCTCTTGATAACCGACAACTGACAGAGCTGCCAAAAATCCACAGAGCTAAAGAAACGCAACACTCTGTCAAGTGGTATCGTCCCGAGCAAGAAAAATTATTACTAAGTACAATGCTTGATATGAATAACCAGTACCTCTATGATGCAGCCGTTGTTAGTCTGGACACAGGGATGCGAGCAAGTGAGTTATTAAAGTTCAACCCAACGCCCGTACCTATAGGAAACAAATGGGGGCTGATGATTCCTGACAGAAAGAATGGTGATGACTTATTATTACCCGCCACTGATAGAGTATTAGAGGCAGTAGAAAGAACGCAGTTTACAAAGCACCCGAAGCAATTTAGAAGGCAGTGGGATATGCTTAGAAACAAAACAGGTATGCAAGATGCGCTATGGAAAACATTTCGCAGCACTTGTTGTAGTAAATTAGTAATGGGCGGCATGGACATATTCAAGGTTAAAAATTGGATGGGACACCGCAACATACAAACTACAATGAAGTACGCATACCTAGCACCTGAAGGATTACTAGATGGCATTAGCATCTTGGAGTCCAATTAGGATGTGTGGCGTAGTTGTGGCGCAATGTGGCGTAAACTACGCAAGTGGAGATAGAAAACCTAAGCATTCAGTCGCGCTCTTAGCTCATCTGGATAGAGCACCGGTTTTCTAATCCCTTCCTTACTTACTACGCAACCGATGAAACATATAGCAGGAATGAAGCACACAAAGAAAAACCGAGTGGTACACTTACTACGCAACAGAAGTTAGTTGTGAATTACGCCACATATACAGCAGTTCGTGTCCCAAAAAGAGGGTTTGACATGTCTACAATGCAACAACAACTTGAGCTAGAATATCTGATGTTACAGTCTGGTATTGATCGCTACAACAAGCAGCTCAATGATATGGTAGGGAAGGATTTAAGTTCTAAAACATTACATGGCAGGGCTATCATCTCAGGGGTATGTGAACCTGTCGCTGATGGTATCAAGAAGGTGATGAAGAATAGAACCAACAACAGGGACATCTCATATAAACTATTACAGGATATTAAACCTGAACAAGCAGCTTTCCTTACACTGATCTCAGTGATTGATAAGGTAGCAGCTAACGTACCTCTCCTGAACGTAGCAAGATTAGTAGGGGTGAACATTGAAACACAGAAAAGGTTAGACAAGTGGCTCAAGATGGATCGAGGCACAGCGTCTAACATGATTCGACAGGCTAACACGAAGTCAGACAAAGGCTTTGACCACAAGCGGCATGGTCTTAACCATAAGATGAAGCTCGATGGTATTGACATCCCTCGCTGGTCAGACACAGATCGTATAACAGTAGGGTTACGTCTGATAGATTTGGTTATAACGGAGACAGGCATTGTCCGCATCCGTAAAGAGTACCAAAGACGTAAGACTGTAATGTTCCTCCAACCTACAGACGACACACTAGAGTGGATCAAAGCATTCAATGAGACAAACCAGAGTAACCTACCTCGCTACTCACCTTGTATCATTGAGCCTAAGCCTTGGGACAGCTTCTTTGGGGGTGGTTACTACAGCGACCACATAAACGAGAAACCATTCTTAAGGGTACACGGACTATGAAGCAGCACGTTAAAGATTACATTGAGAAGTTCAATGAGCAGGACGTAAGTGTCGAGTACAAATGTGTCAATGCTCTACAGAAAACACCGTGGCGTATTAATGCCTTTGTCTGTGATGTCCTCCGCACAGCATGGGACAGTGGCCAACAGTGGGAAGGTTTGCCTGCAAGAGAGAACATTGATGTACCTCCTTACCCGTTTGATGTTGAGCCTAAAGATTTACGTGAAGATCAACGACAGGAGTTTAAAGAATTTAAAGCTAAACGTAATGCTATCTACAGTGAGAACGCCCGCAACATGAGCAGACGTATACAGGTAGAGCGCACGATACAGTTAGCAGAAGAATACACGGAGCATGATAACTTCTGGTTTGTCTGGCAGCTAGACTTCAGGGGACGTAAGTACCCAGTCGAGAGCTTCCTATCACCACAGAATGCTGACTACTCCAAAGCACTACTAGAGTTTAGCACCCCAGCTACTATGGACAATGCTGAGGACGCACGTTGGTTAGCCATACATGGTGCTAATGTCTTTGGGGTTGATAAGGTCAGCTTAGAGGACAGAGAGTTATGGGCTTACATGAATGTGGAGAACGCTAAAGCTGTATTGTCTGATCCACTAGGTAACAAATGGTGGCAAGAAGCAGATAAGCCGTGGCAAGCACTAGCATGGTGCAAAGAGTGGGCAGAGTACAATGCCGCTAGAGCCACAGGAGAGCCGTATGAGACACGTTTACCTTGCGCTAGTGATGGTAGCTGTAACGGCTTACAACACCTCTCAGCGATGCTACGGGACGCTGACGGGGGTCGAGCAGTAAACTTAACTCCTAGTAAGGTTCCGCAGGACATTTACTCCGATGTCGCACAAAGAACGACAGCGTTGTTAGAGCAAGAAGGCACATTGATGGCCAGACAGTTGCTTGAAGTAGGAGTTTGTCGTAAGATATGTAAGCGACCAGTGATGATTGTACCGTACTCAGGTACACGACACAGTTGCCGAGACTACATCAAGGATGCTCTGGAAGATAAGTGTAAGGGACGTAACCCTTGGGGTGATGATTTCTTTCAACCTTCGTTGTATCTGGCAGGTTTTGTATGGCAGGCAATTAATGAGGTGATTATCTCTGCATTCGCCGCAATGAACTACATCAAAGAGATCGCAAAGTTGTATGTAGAGAACAACCTGAGCTTTAGCTGGTTAACACCCACTAACCTAGTAGTCAGACAGTTCTACCCAACAAGTAACAAGAAGAGAATTAGGTCTCACCTGAACGGCTCACTGGTATCCTTAAGCTACCGCGAGACAAAGGATGACACCATAGACAAACGTAAGATGCTCTCAGGAGCAAGCCCTAACTTCGTTCACTCACTAGACGCAGCAGCTCTAACGCTCACTGTCAGTAAGTGTGTAGACGCAGGGCTAATAGACTTCGCAATGGTTCACGATAGTTATGGCACACACAGTCCTAACATGCCGTTGTTGAATGACAAGTTACGAGAAGCTTTTGTGGAGATGTATGAAGAGCATGATGTCCTTCTGGATCTCTACACTAACGCAGTAGCAACGCTACCGCAGGAGGTACTCGTGCCACCTCCACCAAAGAAAGGCACACTTAACTTGAAGGAGGTATTGGAAAGTGATTACTTTTTTGCTTAAGTTTCTTAATGTACCCTTAAGCCCAACACCCCCTTTCACATATCTATAGGAGATATAAATTATATGGCTAAGAATATATTAGTATTAGAAGGTACTGCTCTGTGGGCTAAAGTATTTGAACCTGATACAAAGTTTAACCCTTTAGGTGACTTTAGTATCAACCTTCAAATGCCTGTAGCAGATGCAGCAGTGATGAGTGAGAAACTAGAAAGCATAGTTCAAGCAGAGTTCAAAGAGGCGATTGAGAAAGACCCTCGTTTAAAGAACACGCTGTCCACTCAAGAAGTATGTCAACCAGTCTATGACCGTGACACTGGTGATGACACAGGTAACGTAGAGTTCAAGTTCAAGTTGAAAGCTAAAGTGCAGAAGCGTGATGGCACATACTATGAACAACAACCTGCTGTACTTGATAGTAAGAAAGTTCCTATTGGTAAAGACACACTGATTGGTAATGGATCTAAGGTGAAGGTAGCCTTTGAACCAATCCCTTATGTGATGTCTAGTACCAAGAAGGTAGGTGTGTCTCTTCGTATGAAGGCAGTACAAGTGATTGATCTAGTTGAATATGGCAACAGTGCCACCAGTGTCTTCGATGAAGAAGATGGCTTCGTAGCACCAGCCTCTAATGATTCTGTAGTAACAGAGGAGTTAGCTGATGTCGTTGACTTCTAGGAGTACACTTGAAGAACGAGTCCAAAAGAACCTTGATGCCCGTGGGGTCGCTTATGAGTATGAACCTTGTAAGCTTCCCTATGTGGTGGAACGGAACTACATCCCTGATCTTAAGATTGGTGCAGTGTTCATTGAAGTCAAAGGTTACTTTAGGCAAGATGCACAACGCAAGATGCGGGCTATGAAAGAGCAGCACCCTGATCTGGACATCCGGTTCTTATTCCAAAGAGCCAACAGTACAGTACAGGGCGCAAAGAAACGCAAAGATGGAACCAAGATGACTTGCAGTGAATGGGCAGATCGTCACAATTTTATCTGGGCAGAAGAAATTATACCTGAAGAGTGGTTGAAGTAATGGAACAAACGGAGAGTGAATTTGTAATGCACACTCCTTGTGGTGTGTGTGGTTCGTCAGATGCTAACAGTTTATATTCTGATGGCCACACATACTGTTTCGCTTGCGAGACATACGGGCAATCCCAAGAGGAGGCAAAGGTGGTAGAGCTTAAACCTGTAGACTTTTTAACTGGCACACATGAGGTGCTGGTAAAGAGATGTCTAACTGAAAAGACTGTAAAGTTTTGGAACTATGAGACTACAACGATCAACGGTAACGTGGCTCAAGTAGCTAATCATAAAACCAAAGATGGTAAGACGGTAGCGCAGAAGATACGCACTGCTGGTAAAGAGTTCTCTGTCAGAGGCAGCATGAAAGAAGCTGACCTGTACGGACAGTGGCTATGGCGGGACAAAGGGAAGAGCGTAACGATTGTAGAAGGTGAGTTAGATGCACTGGCTATGAGCCAAGCGTTCGACCACAAGTGGCCTGTAGTCTCTATCAAGACAGGTGCAGCAGGTGCAAAGAAAGATATTAAACAAGCTATTGAATGGCTTGAAGGTTTTGAGTCAGTTGTCTTTATGTTTGATAACGATGAGGTAGGAGAGAAGGCAGCACAAGAATGTGCAGCACTGCTCTCACCTCGTAAGGCTAAGATTGCTAGACTTCCGTTGAAGGATGCTAGTGAGATGGTCATGGCTGGGCGACATGCCGAATTGGTAGATGCGTTCTGGGGAGCAAGAGAGTTTGCCCCTGACGGTATCATTAACGGTGTTGATCTATGGGAAGAAGTTTCAACGGAGAAAGATGTTTTCTCTACCCCTTATCCTTATTCAGGATTGAATGAGAAGATAGGTGGTTGTCGCCTCGGTGAGATCGTTACCGTAACAGCAGGATCAGGATTAGGTAAGAGTCAGCTCACCCGTGAGTTTGCATATCATCTACTGAACGAGGGCGCTACCATAGGCTACGTTGCGTTGGAGGAATCCAGTAAACGCACAGCTCAGGGATTGATGTCCTTACACTTAAACAAACTTGTGCATCTTCAAGATGTCCCGAAGGAGGAACTGAAAGAAGCCTTTGATGCTACACTCGGTACAGGCCGTGTCTTTATGTACGACCACTGGGGTTCAACTGAATCTGATAACCTACTCGGTAGAATACGTTACCTCGCAAGAGGATGTGGATGCCAGTACATTATCTTAGATCACATTAGTATTGTTGTCTCAGGTATCGAAGGTGGTGACGAAAGACGTATCATAGATAACATGATGACAAACCTACGCTCACTCACTGAAGAGTTGAACATAGGTATGATTGTTGTCTCACACTTACGCAGACCAAGTGGTGACAAAGGACACGAAGAAGGCGTGATGACTTCTCTATCTCAACTTAGAGGTAGTGCGGCCATCGCTCAACTAAGTGACATTGTTATTGGCTTAGAACGTAACCAACAAGATGC